ATGTCGAGTAGTCCTAACATCAATCCAAACGCCGTCTACTACGCAGTTTTCTGTTCAGGATGTGGTGCGAACCTTAACAGTAAGCACACTGATTGTAACGAACCTAAAGACGTCTACTGCTCGCAGTGTGGGATGCCAAAACACAGCTACGTCTGCTATCCTGATGCTCGACTGATTGAACAGTTCGAGTTTGCAGTTCAACCCCCTCAGAAAGTTGTAAAGCGCTCCACCAAACCTCTGTGGTCGTAGAGAATGCTAGCAGCTAGCCCAGCACTCATCCAGTTTCTAGAAACTGGCCAACCTTTCATTGCAGCTGACCTCTACGTTATCACCTTGGCGAATGGGACTCCTATAACACCGCCTACCAAGATATACCTCACCTCCCTCGATAGGAATGTGACCTATACAGGGGTTTACCCGAGCGATCCTGATTATGGTGTTAACACCTACATCAGTTTAGGCCAGACATCTACCGGAGCTCCTGCTATCCAGCGCTCTAAGGTGAATCGAGATATCAGCCAATCTTCCAAGGTGGATCTTGAAATCATAGCTGGACCTGGGGTGATCATGATGAATCAGCCCATTCTCGAAACCATAGCTTTGGGGTTGTGGTCAAACGCCTTTGTATGGATTCGGAGAGCATGGATCCTTCCTTCTGACGTTCCAAGTAGGTATACAAATCCCCCAGGTAACTGGAATACCCCACTTCCTACTAACATGGGAGGGGCTGGGGATGGCACAGTGGTTTGGTTTGCTGGGTGGGTAGGTGCTGTTACGAAGATAGGGATGGTGTCAGCTTCCTTGGAGGTTCGAGATGCTCTCTACTATCTCAACCGCCCGATGCCAAAGAATCTTTTCAGTCCGGGATGTTATCACAATCTGTACGATGCTGGGTGTTCAGTGCCCATCAAGAACTTCACTAGAACAGGAGTGATCAATAGTGGTTCGACAGCTTCTGTAGTGCTCATCCCTGATTCATCCGACCAGGGGATAATAGGACCTCCAAGTTGGGGCTCCAACCCAATAACGTGGTCGAGTTCTAACTACCAACTTGCTATCTCCCAGTACTTCGTCGTTTGTACGTTTGTGTCAAGTCACGGTGAGACGCAAGCTTCAGCGGAGTGGTCGGTGGATCTTACTCAATACATGAACATTCAGCAAGCCTACAAGACCCTAATCAAAGTCGCAGCCCCGTCACCTAACCCCCCAGGAGCAACCTTCTGGAATATCTATGTCGGGGCTGAGGCTGGTGGTGAGAATCTACAGGCACAGGTGCCTTTGAATACTGCCTGGCAGGCATTGGGCGATGGTTTGGAGCTTTCTGGTGTCAAACCCCCAACCGCACCAACAAACGGGTACTGGTCGCTCGGTGTTCTTTCAGTTACGTATACCTCTGGACTTCTAAATGGGCAGACGGTGAGTAGGTACATTGAAACGAGTACCTGGAATGGATCTTCAGGAGTGCTCAACTTGAGGATACCCCTCCCCCAGACTCCGACTTCAAGTGACAACTACACAGTGGTTGCAGGATGTGATAAGCGGATGACCACGTGTGGGAATGATCCTACTATAGGAGATGGTTCTGGAGGAGCTAAGTTCGGTAACTTGTTGCACTTCGGTGGAGTTCCTTTCACCCCGACTCCTGAGACAGGTTTCTAGTTTGGTATATTTAGTTATGACCTGGTTACTATGGGTTCTTGGAATTGCCGCAGTGGTTTTCCTTACCACTCTCGGCACGGAACAATACAAGATTTCACGTCGTAAGCGGAATCGTAAAGACCTCCAACACATTCTGGGTATCGAACAGTGGTGGGGTCGTCGCTAGAGTCCTAACAAAAAACATGACAATTGAGGAACGGGTACTCTCCTGCTTTGCAGAGATAGGGCATCGTCCCATCACGTTGGGGGAAACAATAGATAGCCTGGGGTTTGAATCCCTTCAGTTACTCCACCTTGTCTATCTCCTCGAGCAGTACTTCGAGGTTTCAATCCCTGACAGTTTCATCTTCGATGTAAAAACCACTACGGTACAAGATGTTGTCAACTACGTCACAAAACATGCTGGAGAAGCAACGAGAAGCGGTAGCAGCTGAAGCTCGCTCCTGGATTGGCACCAAGTTCCACTTCGGAGCAGCCCTCAAAGGCGTAGGAGTTGCCTGTGGCCCCTTCTTGCTGGAGTGTCACAAGGTGTGGCACCCAGATCCTTCCAAGCTGATCTACCAGACCCTGGCTAAAGATTGGCACTGTCATACTCAAGAAGAACGCTTTCTTAAGCAGGTACAGAACTTCTGTCATCAAGTAGAAGAACCATGTAAAGGTGATCTAGTTCTCTTTCGACTTGGTGCCAAGGACAGGCCCTATTCTCACGGTGGAATCATAGTGGAATGGCCCCTGATAATACACGCATACTTCCGAGGAGGGGTTGGGTGGGTGGATGCTAGTAGAGACCCCTTGCTTTCAACCTGTCCTGCTCATTCATTCTGGTCTCCCTGGTAAAGGATACAAGTAGATGTCTCTCGGGCTAGGAAATACAAACGCAGCTAACACCCCCTCTCTATCTGGATACAAGGCTCAGTCCTCTGTATTTGGAATCGGGATACAGATCCTTTTGGGTACGAAGAGGATCACTGGCAACGTTATCTGGGTGGGGGATTGGCAAACAAATGCTCCCACTGGGAAGTCATCCGGATCCAAGGGGAAAGGTGATGGGCAATACAACTATGCTGCTAGCTTTATCATCGCCTACGTCCAAGGAAACATCCTAGGGAACAGCGTATCAGGGATCATTCGCCAGTGGAAGGATAAGGATGTTCTCAGGGTTTGGGATTGGAACTATACCCCTCCTACAGGTGGCTCATTCGGACAACCTCCCTGGCCCTACTTAGCCACCAGTCTTAATACAGCACACCGTAGACAGGCACTAGGGTATTCTGAGATATACTACGCAGCGTGGCAAAAAGTCAGTTTGGGGAATGGTGGAAACATTCCTACCTACTCGATAGAGATGTCGGGTCCTTGTGTCTATACACCACTCCAGTGGTTTGATGCCTTACCTACCGATGCAATCTACGCTCTTCTCCATGATCCCAACTGCATGAATTTCGCCGATAGTCTGATTGGCGATATGACGCAAGTTACTGCCTACTGCCTAGCTAACGGTATCGGCATATCTCCTGTAGTATCTCAGCAGAGTACAGTTCAGTCGGTTTTCGATGAGCTCATGATGGTAATCAACTCTGCCATGTTCTCTAGTGGGGGGAAGATTAAGTTGGGCAGCTATGGAGACAAGCCCGCTTCGGCATCCTACAACACTTCTTACTGGAATGGACAGGGAGGTGCTACTGCGACAGTAGTCACGGGGGCGAAGGGAGCTGTTTCGGGGGTAGCTATGACGGCTGGTGGAAGCTACGTAGCTCCCCCGAAAGTAACCTTTTCAGGTGGAACGCTCGTCGCCGGTGCATTGCCAGCAACAGGTTCGGCCATCCTTGCAAATTTCAACGGGATGAAGGCTGTTATCGGTGTACACATAATCGAACCTGGAGCATACACCATTGCCCCAGCAGTTACTTTTACTTCGCCCACTACAGCAAACTTTACTCCCAGTGGCATAGGTGATCCTACCAACCCTAATGATCCTACTACTGGCCTAACACCTATCTACGATCTGGACCTTGATGCCTTCATATCATCCGGTGACGACCCAATTACCTTCTCCATTGACCCTATTCAGGACGCCAGCAACCAGGTATCCTTCGAGTGGACGAATCGTGGTAGGGAATACAACCTTGAAACTACCACAGATTTTGACATGGATGCAATCAACAAGTATGGGTTGAACATCGGATCTGTGCAGTCTATCCACAGCGTCTGTTTAGCTAACATAGCAACTCAAGTTGCTTCGGTGCAGATGAAACGTGGGCTCTACTACCTCAGGAAAGTTACCTTCACGCTGGGTTGGCCTTACTCCTTACTTGAGCCCATGGACATAGTAACGGTCCCGGAGCAGTACCCCTCCTCTAACAGGATAGGGGTTAGGATTCTCTCAGTGAGTGAGGATGAGACTGGAAACCTTGCTATGACCGGCGAGGTATTGCCATTCCCTATCAACAACCCAGCGATCTACA